ACTCAAAGAGATGCTTCTCTAAGAGCAGACGAATTAGTCGCTACATCAGTATATGGTGTTGGAGAAATCCATGACTCATATGGTGTAGAATTACATCACGATTCATCTATTCAATAGTAATTGAATACTTTGTGGGGGCTAGAAATAGCCCTCGCAATTAACTTATAGGAGAATAAAATGGTAAAATTAGTATTATCAAATGAGAAGATGGTTACTTTAAAAAGAGGTAACAAAACAATCACTAGAAGTCAGTTAGATTATGAAACTAATAAAGTGATGTATGATTTTAGAGGTTTTAAACCTGTTCAAGATGTTGTAAAAGAAGTTAAAGAGGTTAAGCAAGAAATTATCGAAAAAGTTAAACCTAAGAAACGTAAGACAAGAAAGAAAAAAGATGAACAAGTGGATTTGGCTAAAGACTAAAAAGAAAGTTAAATGGATTTGGGTTAAATCTAAAAATAATCCAATGTATTCTATTCCTTTAGCTTGTTTAATAATTTATTTAATTTGGAAGTAACATATGGCTAATTATACAGGTGCTGACGTAATAACTGCAAGTGATGTAACTAAATATCAACCAGACGCATTTGATTTTGGTGTAGCATCAGATTCAACAGAAGCAGTTAATTTCTTTGCACAAACTACTAACGATATATTCAGACAATTAAGAATAGAGTGGTGGCCAGTATATAAGACTAACATATTCACAGACATCACAGTTTTAAATACTGCTGAAATGGTAAATACAAAAGTTAATTTAGATCAGTTTGAACGTGCTGGTGTTTATCTATTTTTGGGAAGATTCTTTTTACCAGCATTAACTAAATTCAGACCAGAAACAGAAAAAGATAGATTTGAAAGAATGGCAGAATATTACATGAGTCAATACAACATGGAATGGAGAATGATCTTAGAAGATGGTGTTGAGTATGATGTTGATGCAGATGGAACTATCGTATCAAACGAAAGAGAGCCTTTACATGGATTTAGAAGATTGATTAGATAATGGCAATAGAGTTAAAAATCAAAACTAATTCAGATTTGGTTAAAAAGCGATACGCAAGAATACAAAAGAAATTTAAAAGCATTATAGAAAAAGGAATACTACAAGCTGGTTTTCAATTACTAGATATTATTAGAACTAAAACTTCAAAAGGATTAGACTTTAGAGGCAGACCTTTTGCACCTTACTCACAAGGGTATATAAACCACTTACAAAAAAAAGGCTATCCAACAAAAGTAGATTTATTTTACTCTGGTAGAATGTTGAGTGCTTTAACTCCATCTGGTAAAACTATAAGAAAAACAGGGACAAATAAAGTTAGTGTTAATTTTAGTAATTCACAAATGCGTCAAAGAGCAATATTTAATCAAGTATTAGGTAAAACAAAACGTGAATTTTTTGGATTTGATGATAGAACTGCTAATATAATAAGAAAACAATTTAATAGATTTGTAGCAAAAGAATTTAGGAAAGCAAGAATATGAGTGTAAGAGAAAACATAGCAGTTAATTTATTATCAGTAATATCTAGTATATCTAGTCCAACAATTAAGAAGGCTACTAGACAACCTTTTATTTTAGATGAATTATCTGAACAACAATATCCAGCAGTAATAGTTCAAACATCAGAAGAAAATAGAGATGATAGCGAACTTGGAAGTGGTGCTAAAACAAGACATGGTACGATTGATTTTGTAATACTAGGTTTTGTAAAGGGTGCAGATATTAATATAGATACTAAAAGAAATGAATTAATAACAGCTATTGAAACTGCAATAGAAACTGATATTACCAGAGATGGTAATGCACTTGATTCGGAAGTCATACAAGTAGAAACTGACGAGGGTAGTTTATTTCCTGTTGGTGGAATAAGAATGACAATCAGATGTATGTACGAATATCAATCAGGAACACCATAAGGAGATAACCAATGAGCCAACTAGATAAATTACTAGATAAAATTACTAAGAAAGTAGATCAAGTAGAAAAACTGCACGATAAAGAATCATTACTTTGTGAAGAAGTTAAAGATTTAATTGAAGAAATAAGAGAAAACCATGTAGAGGAAGATCATACTTGGGAAGAAGATGATGATAATTTAGAAGAAGATTTTGATGAAGAAGATGAGGAAGATATTGACGAAGAAGAAGATAAATAGTAAAAGGACTTATGGCTAAAGACATTAAATTATATAAAGGTAATTCAGAGATTACGATTAATGAAACAAACCTTGAACATTATTTAAAACTTGGCTATAAGCAAGAGCAAGAAACTAAACAAACTAAATCTAACAAGGACAAAAAGACATGGCAACACATCACGGAAAAGAAGGAGTTGTAACAGTAGGTGGAACAGCAGTTGGGGAACTAACTAGCTTTACACTTGAAACTACAGGAGATGTTGTAGAAGATACTTCATTATCAGATGGAACTAAATCATTTGTAACAGGTAGAACTTCATTCTCTGGTACTTTAGAAATGCACTTTGATGAATCAAATACTGAACAAGAAACTTTACTTGCTGGTGCTTCTATCTCATTTGTTTTATTACCAGAAGGTAATACTGCTGGAGATGCAAGTTAACAGGAACAGGTATTGTTACTGGTATGAGTATCAATAACTCAATGGACGCAATCGTTTCAAGAACTGTAACTTTTCAAGGAACAGGTGCTTTAACAATAGGAACTGTATAAATCTAATTTATGTCAGTTATTGATAGAGTAAAAACTCATTTTGAAACTCTTAAAACTACTACTATTGAAGTAGAACAATGGAAAGACGAGCATGGAAATGCTAGTGTATTCTATTCAGAGCCATTAACCCTTGAAGAAAAAAACATTATCTTTAAGAAGTCTAGTAATTTTCAAGACTTAACTGTTCTTGTTGATTTACTTATAATGAAATTGTTAGTTAAAAATGACAAAGGCGATATGATTAAAGCCTTTAGTCCTGAAGATAAATTTGCTCTTAGAAAAAAAGCAGACTCAAATGTTATATCTAATATTGCCAATCAAATATTAGCAGATACTAATTACGAGGACGCAGAAAAAAAGTAACTAGCGACCCTGATGTTAGGTCGCTTTTAGTTATAGCAGAACGATTACATCTTACAATCCAACAAGTTCTTGATATGCCAGTAAGCCATTATAATCTTTGGTTAGCATACTTGAAAAAAGAACAAGAACAGTATAAAACAAGTCAATCACTAGCTGACGCAAGGAATGTAAAATAATGGCAAATCAAAAATTATTAATAGACATAGTAGCAAAAGATAAATCTACTCAAGCATTTAATAGATTACAAGGTACTCTTACTAAAGTTAAGGCTTCTGTATTTAATTTAAAAAATGCTTTTATAGGTCTTGGTGCTGGTCTTGTATTAAGAGGTATTGTTAATGCTGGTATGCAAATTGAAGAACTTGGAGTTCAATTAGAAGCATTATTTGGTAGTGCTAAAAAAGGTAAAGCAGCATTAGATACAGTTACAAAATTTGCAAAGACAACTCCATTTGAACTATCAAACATTCAGCAAGGTGTAACAGCTTTAGCAACTGTTTCTGAAAAAGCAGAATCACTTGGAATATCATTTGAAGAATTATTAAAAATTACTGGTAACACAGCAGTTCAATTAGGTGGAGATTTTGCTTTAGCTTCACAACAAATACAAAGATCATTTAGTGCTGGTATAGGTTCAGCAGATTTATTTAGAGATAGAGCAGTAACAGCTATGGCTGGTTTTGAAGCTGGAGTTAAAACAAGTGTTGATGAATCTATTAAAGGATTAGCAAGAGCATTTGGAACAGGTGGTAAGTTTGGAGAACTAACAAATAAACTAGCTAATACTTTAAAAGGAACTATATCAAACTTAAAAGATGCTTTCTTTACAATTCAAACTGAAATAGCTGCTGGATTTTTTGATGAACTAAAAAGACAATTAGGAGATTTAAAAGAATTTACAGAAACAAACGATCAAGCTATTAGAAGATTAAGTAGAGAAATGGGAGAAAATCTTGCAGTAGCTATTTTAAAATTATCCAATGCAATTAAAGAATTAGTTATTAATTTTAGAGATTTACAATCTGTTATAGGATTACTTCTAGTAACATTTGGTGGTATCTTTACAAAAATTGCTGGTGGTGCTTTAATTATAGATGATATAAATAGAAGAATTGACAAATTAGCTGGTGTTACTAAAAAATTAGAATTACCAAACAATAGAGATAATTATAAAGTTTTAATTGAATCTACAAAAGAGTTTAAAAAACAAGTAGAGGAAATAGATACATTTTTATACAATACTGAAAGTGAACTAGGATATAAGATTCCAAGTGCAACTGAAAAAGCTATAGAAAAATTTAAAGAATTAAATTCTGGTGCTTTAAAAAATATTAAAGACAAAACATCAAATATACAAATGATAATTGCAGAGGGTATAAATAATGGAATTACACAAATGTCAGAGGGTTTTGCAAGAGCATTAGTGTTTGGAGAAAATTTAAAAGACACATTAAGAAATATGGCTCAAAATGTTTTATCAAGAATTATAGCAATATTAATTGAACAAATTGTTAGAGAGCAAATACTTGTAAGAATGGGTAATACTAAAATTGCACAAGCAGTAGGTTTATTAGAAATTGAAAGATCAATTACAGATCAAAAAAGACAACAAGCAGCAATGAGTGCTGGTGGTAGTGGTAATATGGGAAGTTCATTAGTAAATCTTGCTTCTAGTTTCTTTAGAGCATCAGGTGGTTCAGTACAAAAAGGACAACCATACATGGTAGGAGAACAAGGTGCTGAATTATTTGTACCTAACCAATCAGGACAAATACAACAATCAGCTAGAGGTGGTAATGGTAGTGGTGCAACAACAGTTAATTTTAATATCAACACAGTAGATGCTTCAGGCTTTGAAGAATTACTTGTTAGATCAAGAGGAACTATTACACAATTAATTAATAGTGCTGTAAATGAAAGAGGGAGTAAAAACTTAATCTAATGTCTGGTGCTTTTCCTATATCAACTGCTAAGTTTGGAACTTTAGGAATAAAGTCAATTCAAAATACTATTATCTCAAAAACTGTTTCAGGTAAGAAACTTGCAAGACAAATAGACAATCAAAGATGGGCATTTTCAGTTCAAATTATTACAGCTAAAAGATCAGATGTTTATGGAGAGTTAATGGCATTTATAATTAAACAAAGATCAGGAAAAGAAAACTTTACAATTATCCCACCAGAAGTAGAAGATGCTAGAGGCACAGCAAGTGGTACTCCACATGGTACAGCAAGTGCTGGAGATACTTCAATTACATTAGGTGGTACAGGTACAGGCACATTAAAAGCTGGAGATATGATTAAATTTGCTAATCATTCTAAAGTTTATATGGTCGTTGCAGATCAATCAGATATTTCAACAGGAACTTTAACAATAGAGCCACCTTTAACAACAGCAGTTTCTTCTTCAGATATTCAATATGATAATGTTCCATTCACAGTACACTTAACAAATGATGTTCAAGAATTTGGTGTATCTGGTGCAGATAAAGATGGTAATTTATATTATGAGTATCAATTTGATGTTGAAGAATCCTTATAGATGAAATACAAAGTAAAATATTGGATTAGTGTTGATTTTTTAGCAGAAGAAATAATAGAAGCTGATGATTTTAATGCTCAATCCTTGAATCAAGGTAAGTATAGTGAGCCATCTAAAAATGCCACTTATACTGTCAATGATGCAATAAAAATTAATAGAAGAACATTTGAGGAATATGACGAGAAGCCTAACAACAGCGATAAAGAACGAACTAGCAACAAATGATATTAGACCAGTACATCTTATCACTATTGGGTTCTCTACTCCTATTAACATTACTGATTGTTCTTTTCCATTAACCTCATCAGTATCAGGCTCATCAGTTACTTATTCAGCTTCAGATTTTATATTAGGTATTTCTAATCACACAGAAGAAACAGATATTACCAAATCAACTGTTTCAATTAATCTATCAGGTGCAGATCAAACATTTATATCAACTGTATTAAATGAAAATGTTATTAATGACTCTGTTAATATTTACAGAGGATTATTAGCTGATGATAACTCATTAATTGCAGACCCATTTCTTTTATATCAGGGTAATATTGAAAGTTTTGAAATACAAGAAAGAGAAAAAGATAGTGTTGTTGGTTTATCAATCGTATCTCATTGGGCAGATTTTGGTAAAAAGAATGGTCGTAAAACAAACAATACATCACAACAAAGATTTTTTAGTACAGATGTAGGTATGGATTTTGCTTCTGAAACAGTACAAGATATTAAATGGGGTAGAGCATAATGGGATTTGGTGGATTTGGTGGAATAGTAAAATCTGTTAGTAAAGCATTTGGAGGAGTATCAAAATTTTTTGGTAATATGAATCCTCTAGTTTCTTTAGGGGTTAGTTTATTCTTGACATGGGTATTAAGACCTAAAGTTCCTGATATGCCAGACTTTGGAACTAACTCTTTTGATGATTTTGAAAGAGGTCTTTTAATTAACAAACAATCTAATGACGCAAACATTCCTGTTATATATGGAGAAAGACTTACAGGAGGAACTAGAGTGTTCATGGAAACTTCTGGAACAGATAATACTTACCTTTATATGTCTATCGTTATGGCAGAAGGAGAGATAAACGATATAGAAGAAATAAGAATTGATGATAAAGTAGTTACTTGGGCAAGTGCATTATCAGATGGAACAGAAGTAGAAGTAAATAGTTCAGATAGTAATTTTTATAAAGACTCAACAAGTTTAATTAGAATAGAACCACATTATGGAACTGATGGTCAATCAGCATCAACTTTATTATCAACATTAACTAATTGGGGAAGTAATCATAAGCTATCTGGTCTTTGTTATCTTGCAATTAGATTTAAATGGAATCAAGACGCATTTACAGGTATTCCAAAAGTACAAGCTAAAATACAAGGTAAAAAAGTTAAAACATATAATGCAAGTTTAGTTGAACAAACTGCAAGTTATTCTACAAACCCATCATGGTGTTTATTAGATTACTTAACTAATGAAAGATATGGAAAAGGATTAGCAGTTAGTGAAATAGATTTACAATCTTTTTATGATGCTTCACAAGTTTGTGAAACACAAGTAACACCTTATTCTGGTGGTAGTGATATTAATATTTTTGATATTAATACTGCAATAGATACTTCACAAAATATTATAGATAATGTTAGAGAGTTTTTAAAAGGTTGTAGAGGTTATCTTCCATACACACAAGGTAAGTATAGTTTAATAATTGAAACAACAGGAACTGCGTCTATTACTTTAAATGAAGATGATATTATAGGTGGATATACTTTATCAATCCCAAGTAAGAACGAAAGATTTAATAGAGTTATTTGTAGCTTTGTTGATCCATCAAGAAATTACCAAGTCAATGAAGTTCAATTTCCACCGATAGATGACTCTGGTTTGCCTAGTGCAGATCAACACGCAACAATGAAAACTGCTGACGGTGGATTCTTATTAGAAGGAAGATTTGATTTTAAAACAATTACAAGTCAATACCAAGCAGAAGAAATGGCAGAAGTTATTTTAAGAAGATCAAGAGAAGCATTAACTTTAGGAATAACTGTTAGCTTTGATGCTTATGATTTAGCAATAGCAGATATAGTTAATATCACTCATAGTTCGCTTGGCTTCTCGTCTAAACCTTTTAGAGTTATGGGTATTACTTTTAATGAAGATTTTACAATAGGTTTATCATTAGTAGA